AGTTTATGCTCATGTGATTGCTTTAAATAATTATCAGGATGAAAAAACTTTAGATATGGTGGCAAGCTTATGAGCAAACGAATCACTATAGAAAAATTTAGATCCGAAAGTGTCTCTGATTTATTTCAATTTGAAGCTACAGAAAACCATATTTACTATAGGGCGCATGTTGAGGAGATGGGTGATGGTACCCCATTTTCAAGATGGCAGTGTGGCAATGAAATAGCTATGAAGAGCATTGAAGAGGTTAATAAATTTATAGAAAAAACAAAAGAAGAATTTAGCCATTCAACATTTCAAGATACCAAGTGGGTGACTATAAAAGAACTTTATGAAAATTCTATACCATACGAAATCTTGGAAGAAGGTGAGTCTCTTTTAGATTGGTGCGGACGAGTTTATACAATCGAGTAATAAAAAAATAAATTTAACTAATGAGAGGGAGCTACGGCTCCCTTTTTTTATGGAGCAAAAAAAGATGGGACCAGAGGAAGAAACATCGTCAAACATATCACCAGAGATCCCACCAGCATATGAGATAGATTTCTATGTCGTATGCCATGGGTTAATATATACATTCCATCCTAACAATCAATGGGCGAGAGACTACTGGAGAAGGAATGTTTCTGGAAGGACCAACATGGGATATAATGTCGATGATTTGTTAGCCGAAAGTTTGATCCAGGGAATGCTTGCTAATAATATTGAAGTAACAATTTTAAGTGAAGATTCTGATCATGGCTATAAGCCAGAAAAAAAGTTTATAGAGACAAACTAATGACAGAAGAAAATCTTTACAAAGTTATTATGAAGATCCACGGATTGATACAATGTGAAGAGGAACAAGAATATATAGATGCCTTGCAGTACCTTTTAGATCATAATTTAGCTTTCGGCATTAGCGAGTTTGTAAGTGACATTACAAACATGTATTTGGCTGAAAAAAAACTTCATATAAGCCCTAAGAAGATAAACTAATAGGTCCTTAATACGATCTGATCTAAAACTTTAAATGATTCTGTATGGGGCTTAAAATGGCTAACAGCCATGCCGACAGTTTTTTATACTAAACTAAACAATAATTTAACAAAAAAGGCATATCCAAGTACTGTTACCATGATAACTCGTAAATAAAAATCAAAGTCATCCATGTTTAACTCTTTGCTTTCTAACTTCTTGCAAATATTTCTGTTGAAGATCTTGTAGATCTAAATACATCTCTTTTAAGATCTTATCGTTAACAGTATGATCTTCATGTGCGTATGGATATACATCATTACAGATGTGATTAAGATCCCTACAGGCATTGTATAAAATCATACCTTTATCAACTGACATCTGGATCCGTACCTCTTAGCCATGTTCTTGTTTCTTTGCAGAACCATTGGTCCTCAAATCTCTTTGGTCTATGGCTGTACTTCTTGCCTTTAGATTTTTCTTTTCCTGGTATCAACTTTTTAGCCATTTGGATTTTCCTTACTAAGTATTCCTCTTGTTAAAAACTCTTGTGCTTTTCGGATCAAGACTTGCTTGCTTGCCTTGCATGTATAAACCTTGCCTTGCACTACTACTGTTATCTTGTTCTCTGTCGGTATCACCAGCAACTCGTTTAAGGGCAATTCGATTGAACCAGTAGAGCTTTCCTTCTCTGACATGTTTGATGACTCCTTTGTTCGCAAGTCTTGTGGTCCTTCTTTGAGCCGAGGGAGAAATGTCTCCCCATAAAATTTGCGAAGCTTGCTTAGTGTTGACCAAGATGCTGTTTTCCTCTGCATCTTTCATTTACTCCTCCGTATTACCAAATAAATTTACGCTTAATAATTTAATGAAATTGTCACCAGCTTTTTCTTGGATCTGAACTCCAACTGTGTAGCTGTTTGTCTTTAGCCATTTTGTAAACATACTTATAACTTCTTGATCGTCTTGGCTGGGACCTTCCTTGCCACAATTAATCCAAGCGGAAGCTTTAATATCTTTAAAGCCTGTAGCTTCTCCGTTAGCCCAGTTTTGCTTTATATCTTGATGTACTGTAACTCTTGAGTTACCCATATGCGGTCTTCCCATTTACTTTTTCTCCTTTAATTCAGTTTCTTTTTTCTTGTAGTGTTCAAAAATACGAACATGTCCTTCTGGATTTGTTTCTTCAAAAAATTTTAATGCATCTGCATTGTCCATCTTCCAGGACATGAGGGCTGGCAATCTTGTTGTTTTTACAATGCCATCGATCAAGTTAGCTTCCATTGATTTTGGATCTTGTTTTTTTATTGGAGTTTCTTTTTTTATTAGAGTTTCTTTTTTTATTGGATTGCCATCCGTATCATCACCAGATGCAAGATTTAACATGGCTGATAAAATGTATCTTTTAAGATAAGTAATATCAGATCCCAAGCCTTGCAAATTGTTACCAGCACGAAGACTATGTTCCTCTGGCATTTCAACAATAGATGCTGGACTAAGATGTCCATTCTCATGGATCATGTGGGCTTGTATAAAGTTACCCCTGATCATTATGTATGGTGTAAGACCACATTCTGGTCCATGCTCTCTAAAGGCTTCTATAAGCTTGTCATAAGTAGTGTATGTATTGTTATGAGACTTGCCGTCTTTTTCAATTAACCTCATCTTGCTTTGAAACTTCACAAGAGATGAAGCTAGATCAGGATCTATCTTATCAATTGTACTGATCATCTCAGGAGCCTTTTCATTTTCTATTTTAACTATTGGTAAATTTAGATCTGCATTCATTTATATAACTCCAAATAATAATTTAGCTTCATCAAGGACCTCTGGATTCATACTGCTCCATGAGATGTGATCCCAATCAGGTATAACCATCTGGACCAACTCTTTCAGGCTGTCGCTTTTTCTTAAAATGTGTTCGTGTCTTTTTAGATCTTGAACAATGTTCTGCATTGTGTTGTTTAGGTGATCTTGTTCCAGCATCCAATCACCATTCTCTGGGTGATAAACTTTGCTCTCTACATTATTGGCGCAAACGATAACTGGTTGTCTGTTAAAATAGGAATTGTATACGCTAACCTGATTAAGCCATCCAGCATAAGGCGTTTTCGGAATGCTACCTTTACTCCAGGTGCGTGAACCATCCTTCCGTGGAGGATTCAGACGAGGTGAACGGATTTTTAGCTCAATCAGGTTACAAAAGTCAGGCTTGAAGTAATACGGAAGCTCAATCCCATTAAGCTCCATAAATACATCTGTTTCTCCCTCCCATTGGTTTAAGCCTAACAATTGAAAGGCATGCTCTAAACCTTGCATAGCATGATGCACAGTATCATCTAAAGCTTCAAAGCATGCCTTTGCTTTAAGCTCGTCATTAGTGGCATATGCATAGGGTTTGTATACATCCATCTCATGTCGAGCTGTGTCCTCAATCTCCTTTCTATTTTTTGTTTGATAGATCCTCTGTAATTCGTCTAGGGGAAGCAGACGAGCATCACAGATGGTTTGAACTGTTCTACCAAGGCACATCGGAGCTGAGTCATACGAATATTTATCTATAATCTTAAATGCTTGTCTTCGTATTTTTTGTTCATCTATTTTTGAATCATTTAAAAGCTTCCAGGCTTTGTCAGTTTGAGGTCTTATAAAAGACTTATCAAAAACTGTTTTACTAAAATGTTTACTGGCTGGATTACTATGCCATTTGAATTGATGGATCTTAGCCCAATCTGGAAAGGTGCCAAATGAATCTCTGTTTTCTATGTTTGACTTTTCTTGCATGATAAAAATATTCATTTACAAGACCTAACAAGTCAACAATAAATTCTTACAAAATCACTCAAATGTCTTCACAAGTCATTAGAGATGTTTATAAGGCTGTGGATAACATTAAAAGACAGAAAAAAAATTAAAAAAAAAGGGACATTTCTGTCCCTTAAAATTTAAAATTTACATTGCACCTTATTCTTCGGTATCTTCAAAAGCTACTTTCATACCTTGCGCAAATGGATTTACTATAGAAGTTATTACTGGAGTAGCCCAGTCTAATTCTATCCCATCCAGATTTTGGTCTACAGGCAAAAACTTATAATCATCATGTAAATAATCTTCATCTAACAATTGAAATAACCTAGGAGCCTTTCTTGTCCTTCTTGGTTTTTCATACAAAATGCCAGTAAGAATTTTATCTGAATCTTTTAACTTACAAACAGACAAGCTATTTAAAGCATTCCTGTGAATAATATTTTTTACCATAGGTCTATGGATAACTAACCAATAATGAAAATCTTGCATGTGAAAATCACTGTCATCTTGATAATTGTTTTGATCATCCCAGCCAGAGAACATAATAGCAGAGGTCTTTACTTCTGGTCGAGCTACAGTCATCCAATGCGTTAAATACTCACATGTTAAAAACATCTTTCTATCAGTAGTTTTAAAAAGATTTACCTCTCTTTCAGGTCTATTGAAATGTCCAATAATTTCCATTTGACCAGGCGCAAGAGAATTTTCATATAGATCTGCATCCTTGCATTTACTTGTCATTAAGCCGAGTGGATCTGTTGCTATGTTGTATTCATCAATAAGAACTTCCGCATATTTTTCAGCCATCTCAAAACTTATTGGGCTTTTGCCATGCCTGTGCTTTGAAACTGTTTCTGCTTTAATATTAAGAAACTCAGCAAGTTTATAATTTTCTAAATTATATGAAACTATTAACTCGTTTAATGCATTTCTTAAATGATGCGCATGCTGTTTATTTTCATTAAGTGATTGAACATTATTTTTAGACAATTCTTTATCCTGTTGTATCTTATCGACTAAAATAGCATTAGCTCTCTCTTGATGTAAAACAAAAGCTGATGGGTTTATATTTTTTATCATGTCATTGACCTCCGCAAAAAAGTATATTAACTTGGTTTAATAAGTCAAACGAATTAGTTTTCGAAATCCCAAAAAATTATTAGTAAGTTAACAAGATGTGTTGATAAAAATTTAACACGCCAAAAAAGGATTCGAAATGTATTTAATAGATTGGAAGAAGTCGCAAGCAAAAGGTGAAAAGCAAATTACCTGGAAACAGCTTGCGCATAGATTTGGCATTAGTGATGGATCTATCATAAGACGATGGACTCTTGATGCGTATGACAAGAATTTTAATTTCCCTGGACCAGATAATATTCTCAATGTTCAAACAGCCACGCTTGGCGAAGTGACGAGTAAAGATTTTTATGAATGGTTTGAAAACACACAAACTAAAGAAAAGGCGGAGAAATTTCATGCGAACAGAACCTAAAGTTAGAATGGTAGATAACAAACCAAGAAGAGAAGACGAAATATTTATGATAACGGCAGAACAATTACAATTTTGGATGGACCAAGATGTTTCACCACAAGAAGCCATGGAAGCTCTTGGCATTAGACCAAACAAGTTTACTGGAGCTGGCTGGAAGAAGGCTGACTGGATGGATGTTGGTGTGTCTTTGGTAAAGATCTGGGCTGATCATTAGTGGGAAAGAAGAAGGTTGTAAGTGTTGGTAAATGTTTCGTCTGCAATAGGATCCATTACAGCCATCTCGGTGGATGGGTTTTCAACGGCAAGAACCAACTACACTGTTACGAGCTTAACTTTCAAACAGGAGAATTAAGGACAGATTGTTTTGAAAAAACGAGAAGAGAAGCAGAAGCCAGAATGGGATTGGAATGCAATCGGAGCGGACTTCGAACTGTTTCCGCAAAAGAATTACTTAGCAAAATTAAGGGCAATATGGAGGAGGATTTACAAACATGACGAATTGTGATAACGAAAAGGCTTATATAAGCAAGGGCAACGAATCAGCCCAAGATCTGCTTAATCACCTAAAAAAAATTAACTTAAAAAAAGCAAGTGACTGCAAGCCATCAGTTAGCCAGGCTAATATAAGACAGGCAGATCTAAGCAAGACATTGCAAGACACAGTTAAGCATATGAATGCTTATTATGTCGTAGCAAAAGACAAAAGCCAAAAGCATGGCTATGTCGAGAACATGACACATAAGAAGCTAACAAGAGCCAGCAGTAGCATGTCCAGAGATGCCTGGAAGGATCTAGCACTGCGAGTTAGCAATATGGACTACAATCAAAAGCAAGAATGGATTAAGCATGCAGACTATTAAACAGCATGAGATAGATCTCATACTTAACAATGGCATAGATCACCTGGATAACCTATTAGCGGAAGCATGCGAGACTGAAAAGATGATGCCTTCTGTGAGGGTAAAACAAAGGCTAACACATTGGATGGACTACAAGACAGAATGGACTGCTTATGGCTATAGCAAAGGCAAGTCACGACTTCCTAAACCTACACCAAAACAAATTGACCGATACGATCTTGTCATAGAAATGCTAAGTGAGCATTGCACACTTGAAGAGAGAAAGCTTATCTGGGCTGTAAATCATAGCGGAGCATTTCGTGACAGAGGACCACAATGGTCCAAGATTGGAAAGATCTTGCACATCAATTACAGGACTGTGAAGAGACGATACCTGGATGCACTCTACAAGCTCTGGTACACACTGAAGCCAAACACACAAAATATTGAGCATAAAGTGTTGCCAATGCAGTCAAATTCGCTTAATAATAGATAACCTAGAGCATTTTTGTGCGCACCTTATATCACAAATAAATCAAAAAAATCATTACCTCCTCCCTATTGGCTAGTAGACTCATCGGCAGTCCTTTGCTTTGTCTTGCTCTGGGACTAGCCTTGAGAGGGGTATAATCAGGAGAGGACTATGAGAGTACTATTAGACAAATTTGAAGACACATTATTGGAATACTTTGAAGGACTAACAACACCAGGCTTATATAAGCTTCTTGGCATTACATTGGTCGTAGCAACAGTATTGTTTTTACTATGAGCTTATACAAGAACATGAATGCTCGTAAGAAGGCTGGAACAAGTCGAAGCAAGAAAGATAGCACTGTGTCTGATAAATCGTATGCCAACATGAAAGCTGGCTTCCCCAAGAAAAAGAAGAAAACATTAGTAGGTTAAATGGCTAAAGCAAGAGTTAACAAGACTACATTTAAAGAGATCTTAGATCGCATCATAGATGGTGAGAGTCTAAGACAGATCTGTACTGACGATGGCATGCCTTCGGACAGGACTGTTCTACGCCATGTGCAAGACAGTGACGAGAACTTTGAAGAGTATATGAAGGCTAGAGCATTACAAGCTGAGAAGATCTCAGACCAACTGTTAGACATGTGGAATGAGAGCTATCCAATAGATGTTAAAGAGAAGCATACAGAGATATTAAGAAGGGATAAGATGTCCTATTGGCTTGATAAGAGAAGGACTCAACTACAGCCACGAGGATCTTTACGCAACAAGGTAGAGGACAAGCAAGACAGTGGTGAGATAACTATTCGATGGGGCAATGAAGATGGGTAAGCTCAACATGAATAATCTATTACCACCAGGTGTTAAGCCAACAACAGATCAAAGCAATAAGAAGAAGCAAGGACCAGTAGACCTAGGTGGAAGACCTAGCAAGTATGGATATGCTAGACCAAGAGATACATTACTGTAGGTGGCTATGATGGTTATGCAATGCGGTGCGTGTCGGCTTTCTATGCGCGCATGCGATTGCTGACAGATCTGAGGGGTATGGTTCCCCTTAATATTGGCAGATCTGTGGGAATAAAATGATCGTGACTCCATTCACGACTCCAAACCTACAAAAAAGGTAAGGCGTACCCCCAAAAGAAAAGTCCGTGAAGCTTATATGCTTTTACACCTATCGAGGAGACACACACATTGACTGAGGTAATCATACCCTATACTCCCAGACCTTTGCAGAATGATCTGCACCAGGAGTTAGACAATCATAGATGGGCTGTAATAGTTTGCCATAGAAGATTCGGCAAGACTGTTATGGCTATAAATCATTTACTACGAGCAAGCATTCTTAGCGATAAAAAAAATCCAAGATTTGCCTATGTAGCTCCCACATACCGACAAGCTAAATCGGTGGCATGGGATTATATAAAACAATTTACAAGTAAGATTCCCAATATAAAATTTAATGAAACAGAATTGCGATGTGATCTTCCGAATGGAGCAAGAATAACTCTCCTAGGATCGGAAAATCCAGACAGTCTTAGAGGTATATATTTAGATGGTTGTGTTATCGATGAGGTCGCTGACATGCCAGAGAGTGTCTTTCCAGAAGTAATAAGACCAGCTCTATCCGATAGAAAAGGTTTTTGTTATTTCATTGGAACTCCTAAAGGACATAATATGTTTTATGATCTTTATGAGAATGGAGAAATACAGCCTGAGTGGTATACGGCTTTGTATAAGGCTAGTGAAACAAATATATTAGATGAAGAGGAATTACGCCAGGCATCACAAACCATGTCTCCAGATCAATACAATCAGGAGTTTGAGTGTAGCTGGGTAGCCAATATACCAGGATCTATTTTTGGATCCGAGATGGAACAGTTACAAGAAGATGGAAAAATTACAACATGCCCTTACGATCCTTCTCTTAGGGTTGATACCTACTGGGATCTTGGTCTTAACGATAGCACTGCCATATGGTTTGCACAAACATCCAGAGGTGGAGCTGTATCTGTTATCGATTATTATGAAGTAAGAAACGAGGGGCTTCCGCATTTTGTTGGTGTCCTGGAAGATAAAGAATATTTATACGGCACACACAATGCACCACATGATATTGAGGTCCGTGAACTTGGTACAGGAAGATCCAGAAGAGAAGTAGCTTATGATCTTGGAATTAATTTTAGGGTTGTTCCGAAATTGCCAATAGAAGATGGCATTCATGCTGTGAAGATGATGCTTCCCAGGTGCATGTTCGATGTCAAAAATTGCAAAGATGGTATCGAAGCTCTTCGGCATTATCACCGAGCTTACAATGAGAGGACCAGATCTTTCCGAGCTACGCCAGTCCACGATTGGACCAGCCACGGAGCGGATGCCTTTCGGTATATGGCAGTCGGTTTAAAACAACAACAAGTCCAGCAAGCTCCACAAAGTTTTGCTGATAATAAATGGGATCCGTTGGGATCTGATAAAAGGATGAAAGCAATTGGCTAAAACAAAGAAAGTATATGTTCCAGTGGAAACACAAGCGCAAGCTAATCCAAATGATCCTTTGGAGACAGATCCAGTAGCACCAGTAACGGAATCGTATACAACTGAATATTCAAACAAGAAATCTTTCATAGATCCAACAACTGGTGAAAGCATTATGTTAAATGCTGGGGATCCAATAGATCCAACTATGATCAATGAAGGTGAAACTATATCTCCTGATCCAGTTATTCGTTATAAAGATATGGTTCAAAGAACAAAAGAAATGCTGATGAGAAGGTTTTCCAGGAAGAGTACAATCGTCACTGGTCCAATGGGATTGATGTCACCGACTCCAGTAGCCTATGCTGGTGCTTTTGGTATTACCGATGGTGCAACTTCAGATCAGATTATTGAGCAAGGTGCAGACCAGGGCTTTGTTCCTTTAGATCAAATAACTATGACACCAGATGAAGAATTAGAAAGTTTAATTCTTGATACTTTGGACTCATAGGTCAAAAAAATTTTTAACAATACCCCAGAAGGAAAGTAAATGAGTACAACAGGATTAGAGTTAGATCTTAGCGGAATAGATCCTAATTTGTTAATGGGACCAAACAATCAAACAGCTAATGCTGTCTCCTCTTCTGGTGGATCTTTAATGAATAATGATGCTGGTGTTGGTCCTGATGAGGTTGTGCCAGCCGAGGGAGAAACAATAGATGCTAATTCAACTCTTAAAACAACTGGTCTTGACACCACTTTACTCTCTACTGTTTCAGGTGAGACAACTGATAACACTCCTCAAATTGCTGGTGCTGATGGGGCTACTTCTTCTGCTAGTATTGATGTTGAATCTGTAACTCCTGATTTTGTTTTAGATCCTAACTGGCAGACACTTGGGTTTGATAACGAACAATCTACTTGGACTGAAAACTCTGACGGAACTTTTACACAAAATCTTAATATTGATTTTGGTAGTAGCATTGGAATAGAAAATGCAAATTATGTGTGGTCCAAAGATGGACAATTTATAGGTCTTGATGACGGAACAAGAACACCAATCACAGGATCTAGCCAGGAGGATTCCATACCTGGTGCAACTGGTGAAGATTCTATTGTTGGCGGTGATGGTAACGACACACTTGAAAATGTATCGACAATAAATACTGAGCCAATTGAATTGGCTAATGGTAATCTTGCTTATGGTTTTGATTCAAATGGTGATGGGGAACTTGACACTTATAGAATAGAAGACGGAACTGGAGCTGAAGTCGAAACTATAAATGCAGATCAGTTTACTGGCGTTGATTATGTTGCTGGAGCAACTACTACTACTGATATTGTTACAGCAGAGACACAGTCAACTGATGTAAGTTATACAACTATTGCTAGTGGTTTAGAATCTGGTGATGTTTGGCTTACAGGATCTACAGATGAAGATGGCGATGGTATACCAGATGGTATTTTAAAAACAGGACTATCAGCAGAGCAAATAGAAGAACATACATTTGAAGATGGATCTAAAGGGTTTATTTTTTCAACTGTCCTTGCTGGTGGTGGTAGAAACCCTTTTTTCAGCGAAGATATTGATTTTGCAATGTATTGGAATGATAACGGACAGCTTGTTGGAAAAGATAACAAGGGTTATGAAGGCATGACTCTTACTTCTACAACTGTTTCATCTAGCGATGGCGATGGTGATGGTGATGGCGATACTAACACTGTTGGCAATACAGGCTTAGATCAAGAAACTTATGACACTGTTAAAACAACATTAGAAGGAATTTTAGTAACAACTGGATCTGATACAACAGATGAGCTTGTTGGTTACTATAGTGAAATAGAAGGTCTGTTTGCTACAGGCGAAGACGGATCTTTAACAGAAGAAGACCAAGTTAAATTAACAGCTTTCTGGAACACAATGATAGACCAGGGTGAAACAACTGGCGTAATTATGTCCTCTAAAACTATGGGCGATTATTTTGAACTCGTAAAAGAATATACTGGTCAATATAACGGAACAATATCTGAAGCCGATATGGATCAATTCTTATCTGATTGGTTAGCTGAATCTGTACTCTTTGTTTCTGGATTAGATAATTCTCAGAAATGGAGTTTAGATAATATACAAGATCATAGCCAATACGAAGGTTTAGGAAATTTAATACAGCTTGTTTATGGAGAAGGAAGAACATTAACAGCCGAAGAAGCAATGCGTTACTTAACAGATTACTCCTGGAAGGCTGGCGATGATTGGACCTATGGTGTAGGCGGTGATGGTATTGCCGATAATGAGCTTGGTGTAACTAACTTCCTTGTTCAACAAATGATTTTAGATGCTAGAGGTACGGACCAAGAATATGTAACTACCTTCTGGTTAGCTAATGAAGATTTAGATCTATCGGCTTATGGGTTAACTCTAGATGAAGTAGCCGAAGCTTGGGGTACGACCACAGAAGAATTAAAAATCAATACAGCAAAAGCTAAAAAAGATAGCAAGAAAAAACAATCCAGTGGATCTTTCTTTGCACCTAAAGATGTTGTTCGTATAGGTGATGAAGATCCAAATGCAACAAAGCAAGGTCAGACAAGAGGACCTAATTTTAGAAACAAAACTCGTACTGCTTCCCTTCTCGGTGGAAGCGTAAACAAGAAAACTTTAGTAGGATCATAAAATGGCTGATGAAGAAATAATAGATGTAGAGCCATCTATAAATGAAGATACAAAAAAAATAGCTTCTAAACTTTTAGACAGACTATCTTCTTTAGAAGAGCAAAGAGAATCTTGGGAAGATCATTGGCAAGATGTTGCTGATTATATTGTTCCTAGAAAAGCAGACTTTACTCGTACAAGATCTGCTGGCGATAAAAGAATGGATAAGATCTATGATGGTACAGCCATACATGCATCCGAACTTTTATCAGCATCTATTCACGGCATGTTAACTTCTGCATCAACTAACTGGTTTAATTTATGCTACATGAACTTTCAGCTAACTTTGATTGACGAAGCAAAAGAATGGTTAGAAGAAGTAGAAGCAATAATGTATGCACATTTTCATAGATCTAATTTTCAAGAACAGATCCATGAACTTTACCACGATCTTATAACTTTCGGCACAGGCGTTATTTATGTTGAAAGCAATCCTGAAACTGGTTTTCGTTTTGAGACAAGACATATCTCTGAGTGTTTCTTAGCTGAAGATAGCGAAGGAAGAGTCGATACTGTTTATAGAAAATATAAAATGTCCGTGAGATCTGCTCAAAAACTTTTTGGTGAAGAAGCATCTTCTCGTATTAACAAACTTATGAAATCAAATCCTCACGAAGAGATCGAGATCGTTCATGTTGTTATGCCAAGAGATGAAAGAGATATTGAAAAACTATCTTCTGAAAATAAACCCTTTGCATCTATTTACATAGATCCAGAGGAAAAAGTAATCATCAAAGAATCTGGTTTTGACGAATTTCCATACATGTGTCCTCGATACTTAAAAGCAAGTTTTGAAAGAGGGTACGGAAGATCCCCAGCTATGCAAGCGTTACCAGATGTAAAAATGCTAAATAAAATGAGTGAAGTTACAATCCGATCTGCTGAGAAACAAGTAGATCCTCCTCTTATGTTACCTGATGATGGTTTTATGTTACCAATAAGAACTGTCCCTGGTGGTTTAAATTTCTACAGAAGTGGAACAAGAGATAGACTGGAGCCTTTACAAACTGGATCTAATAATCCTCTTGGTCTGCAAATGGAAGACCAAAGACGACAAGCGATAAGATCTGCGTTTTATGTCGATCAATTGGTCATGGGGGCTGGTCCTCAAATGACGGCTACTGAGGTGGTTGCAAGGACCGAGGAAAAAATGAGATTACTTGGTCCAGTCCTGGGGAGATTACAAGCTGAATTGCTCCAGCCCCTTATTAACAGAAGCTATAATATCTTATTAAGGCAAGAACAATTGCCACCACCACCACAAGTTATTGCTGGTCAAGATATTGAGATTGAATATGTATCTCCATTAGCTAAAGCTCAAAGGCAAACAGATGTGCAATCAACAATGCAAATGCTCCAGGTTGTTCAGCCAGTAGCACAGATAGATCCAACTATTATTGATCACCTAGATGGCGATGGCTTAATTAAACATTTATTAAAAAGCTTATCCATACCAGCATCCGTTATACGATCAGAAGATGAGATCCAAGCAAGAAGAAATAAAAAGCAAGAGGAGCAACAACAGCAAGGTCAGATGCAAGAGCAAATGCAACAAGCCGAAATAGCAAAAAACTCAGCTCCAATGGTAGAAGCTTTTAATCAAATGGACACGGAGGAAGTCTAAATGGAAAATGAAGTTAACCCTGAAGAAGAGTTAAAAAGACTACATGCAATGTATGCAAACTTTGCTCAAAATGCCATTGGTCAAATTGTATTAGATGATCTGAAAAAAAGATTTCACTACAATGCAACAACAGTAAAAACAGGGACAATAGATCCCCACGAATTAGCATATGCAGAAGGTCAGCGTTCTGTCGTGTTATTCCTCATAGCAATGGGGGAAATTGGTAAACAAGCTGAAAATTAATAGGAGAGTAAATAAAAATGTCTGAAGAAGCGCAAGTAGCTGAACAGGCAACTCCAGCAGAAGCCCCAGTGGCATCTACGGAGTCTGTCAGTCAAGAGCAAGTATCAGAATCTTCATGGAGAGATAATCTTCCAGAAGATATTAGAGATCACAAATCAATATCTCATTTCACCGATGTAGGAGCATTAGCAAAAAGTTATATGAATGCTCAGACCATGATTGGAAAGGACAAGATAATAGTCCCTGGTCAATCAGCTACCGAGGATGAATGGAGAGAAACTTATACAAAGCTGGGATTACCATCCACCAGTGGCGAGTATCAGTTTGATTCAAATGCTGGTCTAGGTGAAAACATGGAAGCAGATGAAAATCTGATTGGATGGTTTAAAGATGTGGCGCATAAGGTTGGATTAAACAACAGCCAGGCACAATCTTTAGTAGAACAGTGGAATGCTAATAATTCTGAAATGGCAAGTATGAATGAAGAAACTGCTCGTCAATCTCAGGAAGATTCTGCGAAACAATTACGGCAAGAGTGGGGGCAAACTTATGATAATAAGTTAGCTATATCACAAAATGTTATAGATAAATTTTTTACTGGAGACAAAGAAGCTTTGTTTGAAACTTCATTAGCCGATGGAACTAGGCTTGGCGATAATGCTGAGTTTATTAAAATGATGGCTGGTGTTGGTGACTTTATAAATTCACGAATAGGCGAAGATTCTATTGACGGATTGCAAGGAACAACTGCTTTCAATCCAACTCAATTAGAGGATGAATTAAATAAGCTACAAGATCTTAGCGGACCTTATGGCGATAAAAAACATCCTGAACACGATTCTTATGTAAGAAAGGTTTCAGAATTATACGAACAACTATATCCTGAATCCTAGTAGACAAGCGCAAGCCCTACTAACCTTACAAGACTGGGACAAGCTGAAAAGCCCCTCCGACAGCAGACGGATTCTGCATTCCTAAAACCTTGGTCCATAGTTATATGGGTAGCCTACTTAATTTTTTTTAATAACAACTAAGGAGATAGTAATGTCTAATCAGATTACTACAGCGTTTGTACAACAATTTAGTGCAAACATTCAGCTACTTTCTCAACAGAAAGTTAGCTTACTTAGGGGTTCAGTTAGAGAAGAAAGCATTAATGGTGAGAAAGCCTTTTTTGATCAAGTGGGAAGTACCACAGCTCAATTAAGAACATCTCGACATGCAGATACCCCTTTAATTGAAACTCCTCATGCAAGACGCATGGTCCTTACTTCAACTTATGAAGTCGCAGATTTAATTGACGATTCTGATAAAGTCCGTCTTTTAACTGATCCATCTTCTACTTATGCAAAAGCTATGGCTGGCGCAATGGGTAGAGCTATGGATGATGCTATTATTGCATCTGCTACAGGATCATCCTTGACTGGAAAAACTGGCGCATCTTCTGTAGCGTTACCTGGCGGTAATGTTATAGCAACTGGTGGTGCTGGCTTAACAATTGCGAAACTTGTTTCTGCTAAAAAGAAACTTGATGAAGGAAGCGTTGATCCATCTATCACAAGATATATAGCTGTTTCTCCAGAGCAAATTGAAGATCTATTAAACTCAACAACAGTAACCAGCGCAGACTTTAACACTGTTAAAGCTCTTTCAACTGGTGAAATTGATAGTTTTGTAGGCTTCAAATTTATCGTAACCAATAGACTTGGTTTAGACGGATCTGACAGAAAATGCTTTGCATGGGCTGAAGATGGTCTTCTATTGGGTGTTGGCAAGAATGTAACTTCTCGTATTGAGGAAAGAGCAGACAAGTCATACTCAACTCAAGTTTATTATTGTGCTGACTTTGGTGCTACCAGAATGGAAGAATCAAAAGTCATCCAAATCAACTGTGCTGAATAAGGAGTAATAAAAAATGGCTAGTGTAAAAGCAACAAATATTACTAACTTAGATGCATCACCATCTGTTCTTGCTAATGCAAGTGAAGTCCACGGATCAGTTAGAGTTTTTAAAGATACTTATGAAGCATCTTCACTCGGAGCTGGATCTGACATCACTGTAGCAAGATTACCTATTGGTGCTAAAGTCGTAGACATTCATGTTAAAGCTGATGCTTTAGGTGGATCTGTTACTTTAGGTGTTGGCGATTCTGCTTCAGCAACTACTTACATCGCTCAGACTGCAATGAATACAGGCAACAAGCTTATATCATTGTCCTCTGATGGTGTTATTGCTGGTATCGGAAACGAAATCACATCAACAACTACAAACATTTTGATCACAACTGCTGGTGGCTCTGCTACTGGTACGATCACTACTGTAGTTTACTATACAGTTAGTTAATAACTAAGAATATGGGAGGGTTGAGTTATCGCTCTCCCATATTTAATTTAAGGATTTATTATGGCAACTTCAGATGTAGATATATGTAATTCAGCCCTCAATATGATAGGGGCTTCCACAATACTATCATTAACAGAAGACAGTAAAGTAGGTCGTATCTGTAACCAAAGATACCCTCATGTAAGAGATGCCGTTTTTAGAGCGCATCCATGGAATTGTTTAATTAAAAGAACTTCATTGCCAGCCGACACAACTGCACCAGATTGGGAATTTAGTTATGCCTATTCGTTACCAGCCGATTGTCTAAGAGTATTAAGATTAGAATATCTTGACAGCGTTTATAAAATTGAAGGCAAAAAAATTGTAACGAATGAAGGCGCACCATTAAAAATACAATATGTTGCTCAGTTAACTGATGCAATGCAATACGATGAATTATTAGTCGAAGCTATCGCATCAAGATTAGCTTCAGATATTTCATATCCAGTAATTGGATCTAACACCTTGTCAGCTCAAATGATGGACATCTACATGCTTAAATTATCAGAAGCAAGATTTGTAGATGCAACAGAAGGAATGCCAGGTGCAACAGAAAATGTTGCTGATTATGGATCTATTCAATCCAACACATTTATTAATGCGAGAAGATAACAATGGCTAAATCTGCCCCAGCCTTTAATGCTTTTACTTCTGGAGAGCTAAGTGAAAAAATGTCAGGTAGAACTGACTTAGAAAAATATTTCACTGGTGCAACTCAGATGAAAAATTTATTGGTCCATCCTCATGGTGGCGTATCAAGAAGACCAGGAACTATATTTGTAAATGAGGTAAAGTCTTCGGCTAATGCTTCTCGTCTTATTCCTTTTGAGTTTAATGTAACACAAACTTATATCTTAGAATTTGGTAATAACTATATTCGTTTTTATCGTGATGGTGGAATTATTGTCGATGGTGGAAACACCATTGTTGAGACAGTTACAACATACACATCTGCACAACTAGCGGATATAAAATTTGTTCAATCTGCTGATGTAATGTACTTAGTACATCCAGATCATCCAGTAAGAAAGCTTACCAGAACAAGCCATATTAATTGGACCTTGACTGAAGTTAATTTCAAAAATGGTCCAATGATGGATATTAATTTAACAGCAACTACTATGCGAGCTTCAAGCCGTACTGGATCTGCATATATTTATGCAAGTGATGTTGTTGGCATAAATGATGGTCAAGGATTTTTAAGTACAGATGTAGGAAGGCTAATAAAGATTCACGATGGTTACACAAAAATTTCAGCCTTAGTAACAACAACATTATCGTCAGGAATAAATAACTCTGCGACTTCATTTAACATTGCAAGTAATACAGGATTTCAAACAGACAGCCCTGGTGGTTATTTTAAAATTGGTGACGAAATAATTAAATATACATCTATGTCTGGATCTTCTGTAAATTCAGGTGTAGCTAGAGGACAATTAGGAACATCAGCCGTAGCCCATAATTCTGGCGCAACTGTTACTAGCTTAACTTCTGTTAATACAACTATACAAGAAAACGAAGAGAACAGGGCAGAGCTAATGCCTTTTATAAGTAACAGTAAAATTAGTTTTGCAGAGGGTGATCCGTCTTCAACTGGGTTAGAGCATAACGATAGAATTGTTAACAGTGAAAAGAATTTTGTAACAGAAGGTTTTAAAACAGGAATGTCTATTGAGGTTACTGGAGCTTCAAACAATGAAAACAATGCAACAGTAGGAAGCTCAAGTTACCCTCCTAAACTAATCGTACAATCTACAGAAGATACAATTTTATTAGCTCCGTCTGATGATCTTGTTAATGAAGCAGTAGGACAAGCTATAGCTATAAATGGATCTTTAGAAGATGACTTAAATTGGTCTATGGGAGCATTCTCTTCTACAAGCGGTTATCCCAGAGCAATAGCTTTTTATGAAGAAAGATTAGTGTTAGCTGGAACAAGCTCAAATCCACAAACATTATTTTTTAGTAAAGGCGGAGACTTTGAAAACTTTGCAACTGGTGTCGCTGATGACGATGGTTTAATTTACACAATTGGATCTAACCAGGTAAATGTTATCCGATATTTATCTTCTAGTAGCTCTCTTCTTGTTGGAACTTCTGGTGGTGAATTTGCTGTTAGATCTTCTGGATCTGACGCACCATTATCACCAACATCTGCTCAAATAAAAAGACAAGCTTATTATGGAACTTCTAACATAAGCCCAGTGCAAGTAGGTAATGTTACCTTGTTCGTACAAAGAGCAAGAAGAAAGGTTAGAGAGCTAGTTTATAGTTTTGATACAGATTCATACACAGCTCCAGATCTTACGATTATGGCAGAGCATATAACTTCATCTGGCATTAAAGAAATGGCACATGCGCAAGAACCAGACAATACAATTTGGTGCGTATTAAATAACGGCAAGCTTGCGTGTATGACATACCGAAGAGAAGAAAATATTGTTGCATGGCATGAGCATACTCTTGGCGGATCTTGGATTGATACATCTGTTTCACCAAACATAACTTATCCATATGGTGTTGTTGAAAGTATAACAACTATTCCAGGTGAACTTGATGAAGATGATATTTATGTTGTTGTAAAAAGAACTATTAACGGAGCCACAAAAAGATTTGTAGAAAGATTTAATTATTTTGATTTTGGTACTGATGTAAAAGATGCCTTTTTTGTTGATTCTGGATTATCATCTTACACATCAAGTGCTTTTACTTCCTTCTCTGGTCTTGGACATTTAGAAGGGCAAACATTATCTGTTCTAGCTGATGGTGCTACGCATCCAGATGTAACTGTCTCAGGTGGATCTATTACATTAAATAGATCTGCAAAGACTGTTCACTTTGGGTTAAAATATACATCTACACTTCAGACTATGCGAGTAGATGCTGGAGCAACTCTAGGAACATCACAAGGTAAAACAAAAAGGATCTACGATGTTACTATACGATTATTTAGAACTGTTGGATTAAAGATTGGACAAAGTTTAGCAACTAACGATCTTATTCCTTTTAGAAGCTCTGCTGATGAAATGGACCAGCCTTTAGATCTGTATACTGGTGATAAGACAATTGAGTTTACTTCTGGTTATGATAGCGATGGATTTATTTATGTTGTATCGGACCAGCCGTTACCATTAACAGTTTTATCTATCTATCCACGACTACAAACATTTGAGAGATAATGAGATTAATACCTTTTGAGCCATCGCATGTTTCATGGTTAGAAAAACCATATGGATCTGCTACTGAGGAAATGAGAAACCCATTAGTGAATTGGAGAGAGTGGTCTAGAAAACATGTTGACGATGGTGGTGCTTATACTGCCGTAGATGATTCAGGTAAAATTATAGCTTGTGGTGGAATTATGGAACTATGGCAACATCATGGCGATGCTTGGTTTTACGGAACTCATCTTTTACCAAAACACGCAAAGTCAATAATAAAAATAACATCAAGAACAATTGATGTAATTGCAAAGCATAAAAAATACAAAAGAGTAAGTACCCATGTCTTAACTGACTGGAAAGAAGCGGTCCGATTTATTGAATACCTAGGATTTAAAAGAGAAGGCTTTCACCAAAAATACGGACCTAACGAAACAGATTATTATACATACGCAAAAATTTACAAGGAGCTATAAATGTCAGGAATGGAACCAGCATTATTATTAGGAATAGGGGCTACTACAACTGTAGCTGGAACATACATGTCTTACAAAGGAGCCAAGAAGGCTGGTAAGATGGAACAACAGGCACAAGAATATAATGCCAAGGTTGCAGAAAGAAATTCTAGGGTTGCAAGACTTTCTAAAGAAATCACAGCAAAACAGACTGATTTACAAATTCTTGATTTTCAAAAAGATTTTGAAAACTTTCAAGCAACTACTTCACAACAATACCGAGTAAATGGATTTCAGGCTGGAACAGGGACACCATTAGTAGTGGCTTTAGAAAATGCCTATGAAGCAGAAAAAGAAATTGCAATACAAAAATACAATAGCAAAATAAAAGAATCTCAACTTGAAGAGCAAGCCATACAAGGTGGTATGCAAGCTGATCTTAATAGGATGTATGGAGATCAAGCTAGGACCAGAGGTAAATACCAGGCATATGGAAGTTTATTAAGTGGAGCTTCAAACCTTGCAAGCATGGGAATGCAATACAAAGCAATTACTTAGGAGAATAGAATGGCAATGAAAATCCCTACATTTAAAGCACAAACTCAACTATCTGGAGAGGTAGGTAATACAAATTTCTCTATACAAGCAAATCCTCAAGCATTGTCCCAAGGGGCTATGGCACAAGCTAATTTTGGAAATCAAGTCAGCCAGTTTGGAGGTCAAGTTTTTGAAATGGGAAAACAGCTTCAGGAAATTAAAAACACTTCTGATGCACAAAGAATTGAAAATGAATATAAGAAAATTTCAGTACATATTCAAAAAAGAGCCGAGCTTTTAAATGGTGAAACAGATGTAACGGCTTGGGTAAAAACTGAAAGAGAAAAAGCAAGACTTGCTTTGTTAAGTGGAGCTACTTATACATTAGAATCTCTTCATGGACAGGATGGTGATCAAATTGTTTTTAATGCTAAAGCAGATGGCAGTGCAAATGATATTGTTAAAAATAATAGTGTAAAAACTACTGCAAATTTATCATTTGATAACATTGATCTTTTGGGTGATCCAAATGTTCAAAAAATATCAGCAATACAATACACTAATAACTTAACGGCTTCATTTCAACAAAAAGAAGATGGTTTAATTTCTGATTTAATTGAAAACCACGATACTGCTGAAGGTGCAATTGCATACGATGCGATTTTTGGACCAGATGGTCTTATTGATCAAAAAAGAAAAGCAAATTTATATAAAAACTATGCTGATCAATACGAGGATGTTCAAACACTAACAAATCTTATTAGTGAGGGCATATTAAACAATATGACGGCTGGACTAGCACAAAATGAAAATTCTGATAACGAAGAAGTTTTGCAAAATCAAATAAAAGATTATGCTGATAGACTGAATGAGAAAGGTCCAAATGGATCTTATAAATTATTTCCCAATATGACAAAGACATTAAGAGATGAGTTAATTAAGAAATCTTATGATGCTGTTTATGAGAATATAAAAAAAAATAATCAAATGGAAGAGCTTGCATTAGACCTAGAAGAGTCAAGAAAACAAAAAGCAATCAAAGGTAAAGAGTTTGAATTTATACAAGATATAATTACACAAAAAGAAAACTTTGATGTAAAAAGATTGGATCATGCTTTGTATAGTGAAAATATAGATGAAGCCACTTTTAAAACATTAAAACTATTTGTGAACAATCAAGAATTTGGATCTTTAACAAGAGCATCAAGAAGCAATACTAGTGATTTTATGACAGCTTTGTATAAGGCTAAAGATCCTAGAGAGCTTGACAGGCTTCAAAATCAAATAAATACTCAATTTATTAATAAAGAAATGCTTAATGATGAATACTTGTCTCGAAATGCATTAATAACTTCAAGAAGGCAAAATAGAGATACTGAGTATGGAAGACAAGTAGAATTACACACTGATAAATTAAAAGCTAAATTAAAACCATTAAGTTTAGAGGATGGATTTGGAACAAATACAACTCTTGCTGAAAGCTCAATTTTATCTAATTTTGTAGTAGCTATAGCACCAAAGGATGGAGTTTATCCTACTACAGATCAAATAAAAGCTAGTTATAATCAAGCAGTAATAGATTACTACACAACTCAAGCAGAAATTATAGCAGATGATTTTACACCTTTAGCCATAGCGTTTGGATCAGATGTTATAGATAATTATAATTCTTTATATGAAGATGATGATGATCTTGGTGATGTGGCTTCACTATTTTTTCCAGTAATAAAAGCAAATCCAGAACAATTTAAAAAAGACATGCGTTTAGCTTATAATGGTCTTCCTATAGCAAAAAGAACTGAAACTAGAAAAGCATCTTTTGAAGCAAAGCTAGAGGATGTTGTTTTAATGGCTAATGCTTATGATCCATCAGTTTTGGATAAATACAAAATAGATTCAGATGTAGATAAGGTTAAATAACTATGTCGTTTAGCAAACTTATTAATAGCGAATATATACCAAAGCATGAAGTCGATGCTGACAATGCTTTGATCGATGAAGGTTATAATCCACAGCATTTAAAAATTCATAACAAGTCTGTAGATCTTCAGGAGATTGCTAAATTTAGAAAAAAAGAAAAAGAAAGAAAGAGTATGTATAGGGCTGACGGAACTCTTAAATCAGACCGAGGTTTTTTAGGACCGATAACTAATAATGTTACTAATGGCACCATGACAGAAGTTACTGTAAGTTTTGAAGATGTTTTAGATAATAAGGAAATACCACTCTTAGTACCTGGACAAAGTGCAGAAGATTTAGATTGGCTTATGAATAACCCAATAGAAGGCAATGCACAAAACTTTCCACAAACAATGAAAGATATTGCTATTGAGCATGCAATAAAAAGAACAGAAGAAGGCAAGAGTGTTTTTTTTAACGAAAGTGATTTGTTTGAAAACTCCAGAGCTGGTGAAATTTTTCACAATTATAAAGATGAGAATGGTGTTCAGCTATGGGCTGAATCTGCTCAACGATTATTTGGAGATCCTGATTTATTTAATAAATTTTATAAACCGATGGACAAAAATTATGATGCATCCCCAGAGGAAATTTCTGAGTGGGCTTTAGAATTTATTGCCAGAATAGATAACAATTTAATTTACAGTGCAAGTCATTTAAGATTTTTTGACGATATAAGTAATGAATCTAAATTAGACATATATAGACTTTTAAATATGTATACTACATCTTCTGATGAGGATTCAGACATTGGAGTGGCAGATTTATATTATACTAAAGAAAGAGAGAGAGGTGATAAAGACAATCAATTATTTGGTTATATGGATCCTGGTACACCTCAGTTTGATGGCATTGCCTGGGATGGATTAAGTAGAGCTTTTAGAGGTATACTTACAGACGCTACAACATATGGCGGAGGATTTACTTATCACTTTGCTAAAGGCATGGCTAAAAGATATGGAGGTAAAGGAGTAACAAAAAAAATAATGGAATTTATTCTTCCAAAATTAGTCGCTGGTTTTGAAGGATCTGCCTACATGTCAGCTTATGATTATATGAATCAAGAATTTCAAATAGAAGGACAAGCTAAAAATCCAGAAACATTTGGTGGTGGAGAGATCCCAACAGATGAGACAAATCCTTTTCCAACAGAAATAAATAAAGAATCTATAGGAGCTTCAGCCGTAATGGGCTTCTTTCTTGCTCCGTTAATTGAAGCTGGTTTTGCAACACCAGGAGCAATTGACAAGCAAATTCAGAAAATAAGAAAAAAACATAATATTGCCGATGATAAACCTATTGAAGATATGGTTATTCTTCACAACACAGGAGACGAAGCTATTCTTCAATACGATGAACTTGGAGGTATACCATCACCAAGTTTAGCGGTAACAAAATCAGACCAGGTGTTTGAAGGTTTTGGAGATATTCAACTTATTGCTAAACCTAAAAATTTTGATCCAGCAGAAGATCCTAAGAATGTAATTTATGGATCTGATGCCTATACTCCTAGGATGCCAAGAGGAGAAAATTTATTTCTTGATAATGCTGATGATTTAATAGAAGCAGATTACAGACCATTAGTAGACAAATATGGTATTGAATTTCGATACATAGATCTTGATTATGATTTAAATAATTTTAAAAACCCTACACTTTTAACACAAATTAAATTTTTAGATGAAATGGGTTATGAGAAAGAGATTAGAGAAGCCTTAGATGTTGATGTTGAAAAGATGAGAAATAAGGCAATTAAAGAATATGAAGAAAAGCTTGCTGATCCAAATACAAGACCTGATATGATTGAAACACTACAAAAAGTTTTAGAAGATACTAAAAAAGGTTTAAAAGACCAAGATCCACAATTTGTGAAAGAACAAAATATTAGAAAATTAGTAAATGAAGTTATTGGAATGGATGGACAAAAAACTATTCGTGATTTTGTAAAGAATGAAAAAACAAAATATTCTAGTCCAAGCAAAACTTTTAATACTAAAAACAAAAAAGTACAAAGAAGAATTGATAGGCTTGTTGAGTTATTAAACAGTCCATTAGTTAGGAGAGATCAAGATCTATATGAAAAATATACTCTTGAACTGGAAGAACTTGAGTTTGGAGGATCAAAATGGATGGATCTACCATTTACCTTAAATAATATTTTAGACAACATGCTAGAAGAAGTCCAAAGAGGAGGAGAAGTAGGTTTTGGATCTGGTGGTCCTAATAAAGTAAAAGCTGTGGCATCTAAATCATACAAAAGTCTTGATGAGGTAAAAGCTGATAAAGATAGAATATTATCGCCAGATGAGCAATTATCTCAAGAAAATGCTGAAGCTGGTAAAGTAATAAATGAAGATGGATCCTTTCAAGGAAGTGAAATAGATCTTGGATATAATTGGGGTAAATTAGAAAAAATGGTTAATAGATTTTCTGAGGGTGGTGTTGAACCAGATCAATTATATTACTCAATGATTGATGCAATACGATCTGATAGATCTGATGAAGCAATTAAAGAAGCTTTTACATATATGGGTGGAGATAATTTTGGTCCTGATGAAATACAAAGAGTTAGAAATTTTATTGAAATTTTAAGAGAAGCTCCTGTTGATTATTTTGAAGCTAAACCTCAAAGGGTTGTTTATCTTGATGAGTTTGGTGGAGCTATAGTCCATAAAAATACAGATCCAAAAGTTATTGAAATATTAGAAAAGAATGGTTTAGAAATTATTATGGAACCTCCTAACATGTCAGGTGAAAAATCTTATGATGCTAGTGGCTATCAAGATCAGTTAAGACCAAAACTTAGCAAATACTTTTTCACTGTTCCACCAGCAATTGTTGTTGGAAATGAAATAATTGACGAAAATAATAGACAGGAAAAATGAACAGATTATATTTATAGATCTGCGCAATTAAGGAGTTAACATGGCATTATCAGATCAAGAAATAGAAAACATTAAACAACGCTATGGATCCAACTCCAGGACATTTCAATTAGTAACAACAGATCCAATTGCAGATAGTGATGGATCTATTAATTTAAGACCTGAGTTAGATACAAAAAATAGTAGCTAATGTAGCGAAATCAGATTATAAAAATATATATTAGGATGCTTACGCATCCTTTTTTTATACCCAAACATGAATGAAGTAGAAGAGCTGGCTTTAGACTCCGTAGCAAGTGGTGGTCCAAAAGAGGTACTTACAGAACAGGCAAACAATAATCCAGATGTCCCAGAGGTGGATCCTGTAGACACTACTGCTTTGCCTAAAGAAACTGTTAATCTTGAAGGAGAAGATATAAATCAAGATAATACAGATCCTATAGAAATAGAACCAGTAAACGACAATATGGAAGGTAATGATGTTTATACTCCCATAGATGAGTCTGGTGGTGGTGGATTTGAAACACCAAATACAGAGGAGCTTGAAAACCCTCTTGCAGAACTAGCAGAAGATCCAGAAGGTTATAGATATTATGGAGACTTTGAGGGTGATCTTAATGCTGAAACAGTAAATTTAGCTGGTCTTTTAAATTTTGGAAATCCCATGGAGTTTATCCAAAAAATTCCTGGTCTAAAAACATGGGCGCAAGCAAGTAAACTTTTAAATGAAAAAAAACAAGCTTTGCAAGATGAAGTTAATAGAATTAACGAAGATGTATCATTAACGGCAAAAGAGAAAACAGAAAGAATAAGAAAAATATTATCAGAGGAAGGTGTTACTTACGATTCTGATAGACTTAATTATATTAAACTTACTGATAACGATTTTATAAACGATATATCTGATACAATATATGATGATCCAGCTTTAAACGATGGTCTTATTGGAAACACAAGAATTTTTGGAAAGAAAGATGGCAAGGTAGATCCTAACAATAACAAGTTTCCAGAAGATTTATATTTTGAAGAGTCCCTTGCTTATTTGGTAAAATATTATTCCAAGGCTTTTACTGCTGAAACTGGAGGAGTAGACAAGCTCTCTTTTGATCTTATGCAGAACATAAGTGATATTACTTTTTTAACAGACAAAAAATTCTTAAAAAGGTTATTAGCTAACAAGCCAGGTGAAATCCCTCCTATGCCATATATCTTGGCTATGAGAGATCTCTATAATATTGAAACTCGCAAACTTAACGACATGATTGATTTAATTAGAAGTGGCGAAGATGTTAGCAATGATATGTTGTTAAAAGCTAGACAGCAATATGAAATAGTAGCAAATGTTCAATTAAAAATATCTGGAATTAAAACTAATTTAGGTAGAGCTGTAGTGTCTTTTAGAAGACCTTCTGGTTATGGTCCTGAAGGTCAAATTGATCAAAGAACTACTAAGCCAGAAAGTTTTGAATTTAAGGGATCTGATTTAGTAGAAGACAAAGAAACCAAACTAGGTGTCATTTCTGAAGAAGAAGCTAAAGTAATGCTTGATACTTTTGGTGGTAAAGAAAACTTAATTGATTTTTTTTATAAATATCAAGATATGCCAGAAGGTCATAGAAGAAATAGATTTGCAAGAGATTATTACAGGGCAAGTAAAGACGGATCTAACATTGGTATAGAGCTAGTAAATGAGCTTTGGATTAACTCTCTTCTAAGCTTACCAGTATCGCATATTAGAAATATACTTGGTAACGGCTTAATGATGGGAAAGCATATGATAGAAAATTATGCTTTAGGAACTGTTGGAACAATATCAGAGAAATTAGGTTTTGATTATGGTGGAATAAAGCTTGATGAAGTACACGCTTCAACTGGAGCAATGTTGCTTGCTTTCGATGAAGCTATAAGGGCTTTTTATTATGGAACAGCACCACATGTTGGTCGTAATAATAAATTTGACGAGCTTAATAAAAACAATAACAGCTGGAGTCCAGAGACTTTTGGTTATACATCTCCAAATAACTCAATAGATAAATCAAATGTTATGGGTTATTTTGATCCAGAAGCTCCATTAATGGCACATATGTTTAATGCTATAGGCAAAACATTTAATGCACCGACAAATATTTTAAATTCAGAAGATGTATTTTTTAAAGTTTTAGCTCAAAGATATGAAATTACCATGCTTGCTCAAAGAACAGCAAAATCAAAAGGTCTTACTGGAAGTAGTTTTTTAAATTTTGTCGCAGAATTTGTAGCAGATCCTCCATACGAAGCATTAAAAGAATCTCAAAAATTTGCAAGCTACATGACATTTCAAGAAGAGCTAGGAAAAACAGCAAAGAATGCTCAAAGTTTTATTCAATCAACTCCAATGAGATGGGCTTTGCCGTTCTTTAAAACACCATTAAATATTGCAAAAGTAACATTTGCCGAAGGATCTCCACTAGCATTTGCATCAAAAGAGTTTCGAAGAAAATTAATATCTGGTACTGCCAGAGAAAGAGAAACAGCCATAATGAGATTTGCAAGCGGTAATACTTTGTTATTTGGATCAATGATGTTTGCAAGTGGATTTACAACTGGACCTGATGGACAGCAATATCCAAATGTTAAAGCTGGTACTTTAAAATCACAATGGAAAGATAATAAAAGGGTTGCAAGAACTGTGGATGCTTTAGAATATGCTCCTGAATATTCTATATTAAGATTTGATGGGGAAGGTAAACCATACTATATGCCAATAAGAGGTTTAGAGCCTTTTTCATCATGGCTTATGCTTGGTATGGATTTACATAAAATAACAAGCTCTCCAGAAATTTATGCTGATAACGAAGGTGATGTTATGCAACTTATGCTCGCATCTGCTTTGGCTATTGAAAATGCAGTCTTAAACAAAACATTCGCTTCAGGAGCAGATCAATTTATAAAAGCTATTTTTGAACCAGAAAGATATGGTGAAAAATATATTCAAAATTTAGTAGCTTCTTTTATTCCAAATATTTTTAGAGCTGGAGCAAAAGTGGCAGATCCAACAATGCGACAAACTATGAACATGAGAGATAAATTCATGATGTCTATACCTGGTTTAAAAGACAATCTAATTCCTAGGATGGATTTACATGGTCGTGAATTAAAAGAAGGAAAAGAAGGTTTAAGACAAATGTGGAGTCCATTTGCAAGCAAATCTTTTACCCCTGAAAATTTAACAAATTTGCAAAAGGATTGGAAATTATTTGGAGGAGGACCAACTCTTGTAAAACCAAAGTTTCAACATAATGGTGTAACAATAGATTTTTATAAAGAAGATGATGGAGGTGATCTTTATGTGTTTTTGCAAAAGTATTATGCAAAAAATTACAACAGAATAATTGAGAGAAAATTAAGATCAGATAGGGATTATCGAATGAACAAAAAAAGGTTTGTTCTAAGCAACAAAACAGATCTTAACGCTAGAGATAGATGCATTGAACTAGCTCAAGGTTATGTAAGAAAATTAAGAAACGCAGATTTAAAAAAACTTTTGGCAAACCCAAGAAGGTACGGACCTGAAGCTGTTCGTATAAGGCAAATTTATATGAAAGGATTAAGAGAAAATAAACTATTAGAAAGGCAAGGTTACTAAAATGACATTATCAACAACATCAAACAAAGTATCGTTTTCAGGAAATGGATCTACAACTGTTTTTGCTTACAACTTTAAGATATTAGCAAACTCAGATTTAAAGGTTTATATAAGATCTGCTACTGGGACCGAAACATTAAAGACAATATCAACTCACTACAATGTGTCAGGAGTAGGATCTGCTTCTGGTGGTAATGTAACTTTTACTGGTGGCAATACACCAACTAATACCGAGACTGTTATTATACAAAGAGTAGTAGCTTTAACTCAAACCCATGATTATGTTGAAAACGATCCTTTCCCAGCCGAGTCTCACGAAGAAGGTTTAGATCGTCTCACAATGCATGTGCAACAGATCCAGGAAGAAGTCGATAGATCTATTAAAGCTTCTGTTACAAATACTATTTCTTCTTCAGAATTTTCTAACTCACCAACAGACAGAGCAAACAAAATATTCGGCTTTGATTCTACTGGTGATATTTCCGTTACAACAAATATTGGGACCAATAGAGGTAACTGGGCTTCTGGCACAGATTATAATGAAAGAGATCTTGTCAAAGACACATCCACAAATAATGTCTTTCAGGTTAACACAACACATACATCCTCTGGATCCCAA